GCTCCACAAGAAACCGAAATTACTAGTTATGTGATTGGTGGCATCAAAAAAGATGTAGACGAAACAACATTTCAAGGATTTACGCTATAATGGATTGGACAATCTGCCCCTCGTGCGAAGAGGAATTTAGAATAGTATCAGACAATAACATCACACCCATGTATTGTCCCTATTGTGGAGATGAACTCCCGATAGTGGATGAAGAGGATGAAGAAGATTATGAATAAATAAATCTTTCCGCACAGCATGGAATAGATTTATGTGGTTATATGAAAATAAAGAATTTGTAAATGATGGTGACTGGTACGGATTTGTATACCTGATTGAAAATCTAATTAATGGTAAAAAATACATAGGTCGCAAATATCTTACAAAAGCTGGATATAAGACTGTAAAAGGCAAACGAAAGAAGATCCGTGTAGAGTCCGACTGGGATGACTATTACGGGTCTTCTCCAGCCTTAAAGGCAGACATTGAAAAGCTTGGTAAAGAGAATTTTAGAAGAACAATCTTACGGTTATGTAAGTCTCGAGGCGAATGTAATTATTTTGAAACAAAATATATATTTGACTGTGATGCTATTTTAGATTCGAACTATTATAATAACTGGGTAAGTTGCAAGATTCAGGCAAGTCATGTAAAGACTTTACTTTTTAACCCTCAGCCGGAGACTTTATGAAGTGGATAAAGTACTAGAACATAAGCATCTGATTGTCAGAGCAGAACTTGAAAATCCTCCATACAGTGTTACTGAAATTAAACAGTGGATGGTGCATCTTGTCGATAAGATAAATATGAATATACTCATGGGACCTTATGCTGTTTATTCAGATATGACAGGAAATCAGGGTCTCACGGCAGTTACTATTATTGAAACTAGCCATATTGCTCTTCATGTTTGGGATGAGTGTCAGCCAGCACTTGCTCAACTGGACGTGTATACTTGTTCTTCACTTAATATTGATGATGTATTTGAAGCAATACAGGCTTGGCATCCAACAAAAGTAGAGTATAAGTATATAGATAGAGAAAATGAGTTGACATTAATTGCAAAAAGTGATATATAATGGGATATACAAAAAGAACTTCACGTTCTACAGGTAAAGGTTCTAGAACTACAAACACTAGAACTATTACGAATAAAGGCAAAACACGCCAAACTACTTCACGTAGTTCAGGATCTAAAACTCGAAGATTTACAACGAGTACTTCAGTTGGAAGTGGTGGCGATCATCGCACTAAACAATACGTTACCACAAATTATGGTGGGTGGAGAAAAACCACTCTTTTGAATCCAATAATAAAAACCAAAAAGGCGAAGAAGGCTAAGATGCCAAGACGCCGTAAATCTAAACCAATGAAAATGAGTACCATAGGTTGGATAGTACTCGGACTTTTCATTTTATCATTATTTAGTAATTGAGGTAAATATGCCACATCCATCAAAGAATAGACCTCGTAAAGGTCGTAGAAAAATTGGTTCAACAAAGCGTAAAGCACGTTCGCAACGCAAGAAAAAGTGAGATTACATTATGGGTAAGAAAAGAACACGCAAAGCATATACATCAAAAGGCCAGCGTCGTAATATCGTCAATGGCGTAAAAGAAGCTCGTCGAGAAAAGACTCCACTGGAAAGAGCTCTGAATAAAGTCGCAGCATGGAAAAAAGGTCTGAATCCGTGGATTACAGTTCCAGGACCAGACAAGAAGCATGCTTGGATTAAAAAGAGAGCCAATGATGTATATGGCGATCCACGTGGATTCGTAAACATTTACAAAGGTAAGGCCGGAGATGAATGATACAGTAGTTGTTTATAGCAAAACAAATTGTCCGTTTTGTGATAAAGCAAAGCAATTATTCTCAGAAAAAAATCAACCGTATACTGAAATGGTAATAGGCGAAGACATTACTCGCGAAGAATTTATGTCTCTATTTCCGAATGTACGTACAGTTCCTTTTATTATTATTAACACTGAAGAGGTGGGTGGTTATGACAGACTCGTTGAATACTACAACAGACCTGACAAGCAATTCTTGGCAGAATGAATATCTAAAGTCTCTACTACAAGAAGGTGTAGTGAGCGTACTCTTTAAAAAGAAAGATGGCACAGAGCGTCGAATGACGTGTACATTGTCTTCTCAATTTCTCCCACATAAAGAAGAAACACTCAAACCTCGTCACTCAAATCCTGACGTACTTGCTGTATGGGATATGGAAAAAGAAGACTGGAGATCTTTTAGATACGACTCTATTATTGGATTTTCTCCGTATATGGAATGGATTGCTAAAAATGAATAATCAAGACTTAATTGAACTGAATGAACTAAACAAAGATTCCAATGGTGGAACCGAACTCTGTACTCGTGATATTTTCCACCGACTGACTCGAGAAGAGCTCGACGGTGTACAGATTATTACTTCTCGAGTTCGTGAACTTGACGATAATCGCATTAAGATTTACCATCTACACGATCTTCCACTTGATCCTGAAGCTGAACATCTAAAAAGTGAACAATCACGAGCTCGCTTTGATAAGCTAGTATTTGTCAGTAACTGGCAATATCAACAATATCGAGATTATCTTGGCGTACCATATAGTCATCAATCCGCTGTAATTGAAAACGGTATTGAACCAATTCCTTTTGTTGAAAAACCAAAAGACAAGATTCGTCTGATCTATACTTCCACACCTCATCGCGGCCTAGAAATTCTAGTTCCAGTCTTTATTGCCCTGGCCGAAAAATATCCCAATATCGAACTTGATGTATTTAGTTCATTTGGTATCTATGGTAAAAACTGGGAAGCTCGTGACAAAACATATGAGCCACTCTTTGAAGCATGCCGTAACCATCCACAAATTAACTACCATGGATGGGCTGATCAAAAAACTGTGCGTGAAGCATATCAACGAGCTCACATTTTTGCATATCCTTGCATTTGGCAAGAAACCTCATGCCGTTCTTTGATTGAAGCTATGAGTGCTGGTTGTCTGGCTGTTCATCCTAATTTTTCTGCTCTGACAGATACGTGCGGTGGACTTACTGTTCAGTATGATGGTGATCATGCAGACATGAATCTACATGCAAATATCTTTGCTCATACTCTGATGTATGCTATTGAAAATATTCAGCAGAATGATTTAACCAATCTGCTAGGCTTTATCAAAACTTATGCTGATACTCGCTTCTCATGGGAATCGATTATGCCAAAGTGGAAAGGTTTGATTGCTGCATTGAAAGAACAACACAGTGGAAAAAATTAAAATAACTGAAACCAGACTCGAGCAATATCAACATCAAATTGGTAAACTCAGATCATGGCTTACCGGCTGGACCGATGCTGGTAAGACTCCACCTCCTGGGTCTGAGGTTTTATGGCAAATTGATATGATGTTGAAAAATAAAGAAGCAAAATAGTGGTTGACATTTTTTTCAAAGTAGTTTATACTGTATCTATAGTTTGAAAGGAATGTTATGGCTATCAGTGTGAAACTCAAAGCAAAACCGAAGCAGAAGTCTCGTGCAAGCATCAAATCAATTGATGATAAAGCATACGGTTCAGAACCGATCGTAGTTTCCAGCTTCAGTGATGCATTGAACTGGTACAACTATATGAGCAGTGATGAACAGGCTCGTGACTGGTTCTTTGACTATATGAAAAAGAACTATACCAAGGGCGAAGTCTCGCTCGTCAAAAAGCTTCCCAAGTGGAAAATCTCGAAAACTCTGGGTAGCGTTGCTCGTATTCTCTTGAATGGTAACGTTCTGTCCGAGAAGAATATGGACTACTTTAAGGCCAGCGTTCAGACTCTGATTTCTGAGGGTTTGGATGTAAAGCAGGATTCTGAAGAAACTGTCAAGCCTGTTGTCGATGTTCAGGCTCGTCTTCGTGACAAAGCAAACAACATTATCACCTCGCTCGAAGAAGAACTAGACTTGGTTATGGATGGGAAAGAATTTTCCATGTATACCTTTTGTCAAGCCAATCAGTTGAACCCTCAAATTATAAATATTATTGCTGATTACTATCGTCCTCAGTTTGATGAAATCGCATCAAATGACGAACAGGTAAAAGAGGCCTTTGGCAAAAAGCAAAAGTTTTGGTTTAATTTTTGGAATAATTTCTTCGCTGACATCGATCGTTACCTAAATAATAAGAAGGTTGTAAAGGTTCGTAAACCACGAGAAAAGAAAGCGAAGTCTGCTGTTGACTTGGTAAAAAATCTTAAGTTCAAAAAGGAAGAACCCTCTCTTAAGATTGTATCAGTTCATCCTGCAGAAATTATTGGATGTCAACAACTATGGGTATACAATACCAAGTATCGCAAGCTAATTCAGTACAACGCGACTGGACCTGCAGGTATTCAAGTCAAGGGAACGACTCTCACTGGATGGGATGTAGAATCCAGTACGTCGAAGACTCTACGAAAGCCAGAAGAATCCCTGACGGCGCTCTTGTCAGCAGGCAAGGTGAGTCTGAGGTCGTTTATGTCAAATATAAAGACAACTCAAAGTGCGCCTAATGGACGTATCAATAATGACTGCATTCTATTAAGGGTCGTGAAATGACGGATAATGTAGTAATATTTCCAGTCACGAAAAAACAATCTCCTCCACAAACCATAGAAGAAATTGTCGATAGAGTTACACAGACTCGTATTGACCACGT